ATAGAGGTTTATTCTAAGGCGAAACAAGTTCTGTAACAATGGAATAAACCTTCTATATATATATATTTAACTATCCGGCACATCCGGCACACTTTTTGGACGAGCAAAGCTCACCACCGAAAAAGGGGGGGGAGCCCCCTCCGGATTCCCCTTCATTTTCGTAGTGTCGCCGCTCTCGGGAAACCGAGAGAGCGGCTCCATACGAAAAAGCGGGGAATCCTACCCCCCGGGGCACCGCCTTTTTATTTATGGGTCTCTAAATGAGAAACGGGATACAACCGACACAACAGGAGCTGTGCAGTAATCAGTGGGAACAGCACCACCGAAACTACGACAGGTTGGAGTGTCGCTATAGAGGACAAGTAACAAAGTTTGATTTCCGGGGATAATAAGTGTATCTCCATCAAAATGAAACTTATATTTGCCTTTAAGTGTAAGGGTCTTAGTGGCGGTAGTTTTAACCGACGAGCCGTTGGTGTTTGCTATACCCGCGTTTGATTGTTGGAAACAACTTAGGGTCATCTTTTTGAGAACCTTAAAACGACCTGACTTACCCATAATATTATCTTTAGAATAGAAAGAAAGTGCTTCAAGGTTTTTGGAACCATCATCACCAGTGTCCAGCCCAGGAGGATTAGCAGTGGGCAATGGTAAGGACCGCAATTGGTCAAACCTTGCCTCATTAGACCCCGGAATGGCGAGAACGGCATCCGGCGTTCTTGGATATAACTGACAAGAGATTGCTTCAGGGGAAAACACAGGAGCTGGTAGGAGAAGAGCAGGATTCATCTTCGCTGGTTCTCTATCTAAAACAAGGAGAGCAGTAACTTTTTGCTTACGGACGACATTGGCCCAAGTGCCGCCGTTCAAATTAGCTGAACCACCTACCATTGTAACTTTAGCGGTAAAATGTGACATTACGATATCATTACCTATACGGCTATTTTCAGTAGCAGCTGTTAATGGTGTAGGAGCCGTAGTTATCTGTTGTCCTGCTTGATAGACCACAATGGGATTTATCATCAGAGGACAATATTTATTAGCGGCCAGTTGCGTTGCACCGCCTCCAGCAGCAACCCAGTCAAGGGAGTCTTGGTTCATTCCATAGTTATCAACCTTAAGACCAGTAAGAACCTGCCCACAATAATTTGTGCGAGAGGATGCTACAGCCTCATTACAAAATTTCAATTCCACATCTCTTCGAATTGATTTAATGGCTTTGCGATTTGCAAGGGCTGTCCGTGCTACGAGACCTCCGCGCTTTCGGCGCTGACGAGCCTTCCAAGCACGTGCAATAGTAGAAGCAGCACGATTTCTAGTTTTGCGGTAAGGACCGCGACGACGACGACGATATATACCTTTAGGCATATTATAATATATATATTAGAAAATAATATAAAGATAATTTAAATTCTATAGTTATAGTATAATGTGTAAAAGCGAACACGCTATTAAGATGTACGATTATACTATCCCTCGAGACCACTATTCTCTAGAAGCGTTGAAATCAAGGCTTAACACTAAGTGTAGCCGTTGGGTTTTTCAACTCGAAAAGGGAAAAGAGGGAGGATATGAACACTATCAATGTAGAATTTCCTTCAAAAAGAAGATAAGATACTCCACCATGCTAAAACTTAAAAAAGCGGGGACTGAACCACTAACAGGACACTTCAGCCCCACTTCAAACCCCACATATTACGCAGGTGATGAATTCTATGTCATGAAGGAAGATACACGGATAGCAGGTCCTTGGAAGGATAGTGATATTCCTAAACTATGGACAAAACAAATGGAAATTTTCTCCAAGTGGGAGTTGAGACAATATCAAAAAGACATAATCAAAGAATCACAGATATTTGATTTGAGAAAAATAAATCTAATTTATGACCCAATTGGAAATTGTGGTAAATCCCTCCTGAGTGAGTGGATGGAATACATGGACCTTGCTGAAGAAATTCCTCCATTTAGATTGATGGATGATATATTCCAATGGGTCTGCAAGAGACCTAAAAAAAATTGTTATATCGTTGATATGCCTCGCGGTATGAAGAAAGACCGACTCGGTGATTTTTATTCTGGAATAGAAGTCATCAAAAATGGAGCGTCATACGACAAGCGCTATGCTCCTGACAAAAAACGCTTTAACAGGCCACGCATTTTTGTTTTTACTAATACCCTCCCTGTGTTTGAACTGATGTCCAAGGACAGATGGGAGATCTGGACCATACAAGAAGATTATACATATCACATAACACATGAATAATCATAAGAAAGAATAGAGGTTTATTCTAAGGCGAAACAAGTTCTGTAACAATGGAATAAACCTTCTATATATATATATTTAACTATCCGGCACATCCGGCACA